ACAAATAAACCATTGATAACATTATTGGTTGCATTTGTCTTCGGAAAAATGATAACAGACATCATGAGTGTCACTAGAATCAAGACAAACGCCGCAGTTGCAGCTGTACTTCCTGCGAATGAGGATCAAGCCGATTACCCGGCAACCTTTTTCGAAGGTGGAAATGAGATCCAACTGTACGTGAATCGGGGAGAAAAATTGGATGTGCTGAGACAATATGTCTACATGGGTCTTCAGGAGAAAAATTGTAAAATCCAGCATGTGAATGCCTATTTGTATGCTGTCCTGAAAGACGAGGAAGAGCGTCTGGAAGCAGATTGGGAAAGCTTCGGACAGAAAATTGGCAATCAGGGGGAGAAAATTGGTCCTTTTGGTCTGGTCAAAGTAAGGGATATCCCAGATGGTCTACCAGATGGTAAGTTGAATGCGGATGTGAGTGCGGAGGATGATGCCTGGCTGCCTCTGTTCCTATTGGGATTGTACAGGGTAGGAAGAGCAAGTGAGACTGCTTATCGGACCATGCTGATGGAGGCCCTGGTTAAACAGTGCAAGGCAATCAAATCTGATTGGGTATCTCCTGTCACTGCAACACACAAATATTTTGATGTGTGGGGCAATGATGGGAATTATCTGAAGATAGTAGCTTGTGTGGACATGTTCTACAATCACTTCAAGAAGAGTGTGAAGGCCACATTTCGATGGGGAACAATTGTATCACGATTTAAGGATTGCGCTGCATTGGCCACCCTAGGGCATCTGGTCAAGATCACAGGTCTCACAATTGAGGAGGTGTTCACTTGGGTGCTGCAGACAGAGGTTGCTGATGAATTGGTGAGGATGATGAAACCAGGGCAAGAAATTGATAATAGTGCATCCTACATGCCATACCTGATTGACATGGGTATCTCTGCCAAATCCCCATATTCGACGATCAAAAACCCGTCGTTCCATTTCTGGGGTCAACTGACCGCTGCGCTGTGCAGATCCAAAAGGGCCTTGAATGCGAGACAGCCTGATGAAATTGACTCAGTGTCTATCTCCAATGCAGGACTCTTGATGGCATATGCCCTAGGAAGCAGTCCAGACATTGAACAACAGTTCAGCAACGGAGACACATACAGGAAACCCCCAAAAGCATCATCCCACCTGGTAACGGAAGAGCCCAAAACGCGTGCGGTAGTGGATTGGATCGCCTGGTACTCTGATGTCGATAATAAGCCAACGGATGAGATGCTCCTGATGGCAAAGCGAGTGGCTGGGACAATCTCAGGACCACGAGAGAATTCTGTTGGGAAATGGATCAAACAGACATATGGTTGAGAATGGCACTCTGAAGAGATGCCGAAATGTATGAATATATATTATTTTATCTTATCATGATGATTATCATTATTCACATTGTTGCTTTAAATATGAAAAAACTAACAGAGATCATGTCTCTAAACTCGAAATTGCAAGAGAGCCTTAAGGCTTATGACAACCTAGATAAGACTGTGAGAGAGATTGAGGCACAAATCTCCGACTTGGAAGAACCAGTTTCGAAGTCTGTCACCTATGTGACCTATGATGACACCCCATCTGACAGGGATGACGACTCAGAGTTGGAAGAGGAGGACGACGATCTTCTAAGAGACACTTTAGTGCCTGATTATCTCAGAGAAGAGAAGAAAGTGGTGGTGGAAGAAGATGAAGAGAAGAGGGATGACGAGGAAGAGGATGATCTCCCTAGAGTAGAGTGGAAGGAGACAAGGGTTGGGTTAGATCTGGGATTCGGACCAGGAGTGGTGGTTCCGTCAATATCAAACTTCTACGGAGGCACGTATATCAAGTATACAGGACTGGGAAAGATAAATCCAGATGTCAAGTCTCTCCTTTCCAAAATGATAAAAGACTTGGTGAATCAATTTGGAACTAAGTACGGATACGATGTAGATTTGCTAGATGACCATGGGGATTATCTGGAGGTTTTCTTGCCACATAAACCCAGGAGAGGAGACCCTGAAGGGAAAGTGAGGATGGAACCTGTAGAGAAGGAAGATGATCTGCCTGAGAGCAAACCTGTAAAGAAAGAACAGGATGAGAAGGCAGCAGGGGATGAGTGTGGAAGGTTTCCAAAAGAAGAGGAGATCCGCAGAAGGGGCCAGTCATGTTCCTGGGGCGCAGTGAAAGGATTGAGTGTCCAATTTGAGCCATGGAAAGAAGCGGATGAACCATTGGTGGTGACAATAAGGGAGCTGTTTGTCAGTGAGTCAGAGTTCAAATTGAGCTGCAGTGAGACTCAGACAGAGAGAGAAATGGCCTTGATCGGAATAAGATTGAGAAGATTGTACAATAAATTGTATCAAAAGTATAAATTGTAATATGTCTAAGAGCACATATTTGGTGGTGGGTATGAAAAAACTAACAGACATCATGTCTACACTCAAGAAGCTTTTCGGGATTAAAAAATCCAAGGGAACTCCTCCCACATACGAGGAATCTTTTGCAACTGCTCCAGACATGATGGATACCCACGATACCCATTCTCATTCCATCCAATGGATGAGGTATCAAGTTGAGATGGATGTCCACCTGGACGTCCCCTTGAAGTCTATGTCAGATCTTCTGGGTTTACTCAAGAATTGGGACATAGACTATAGAGGTTCTAGGAATAAGAGAAAATTTTATCGGCTGATCTTGTTCCGCTGTGCCCTAGACCTCCACAGCACGGGCTCTTATTCGGTGGACGGATCTGCGATGTATGCTAATAAGGTGCAAGGATGCTGTTATGTGCCTCACAGATTCGGACACATGCCAGCATTCAAAAGAGAAATTGAGACTTTCCGGTATCCCGTGCATCAGGCCGGATACAATGGTGTGGTAAATCTTCGGATGTCAATTTGTGATCTACATGGGGAGAAACATGGTCTCAACTTGATCAAGGAGTGCCAAGTCATCAGCCCGGCCAATTTCCGAAAGTATCTGGACTTGGTCGGACTGGAGGCTGCTTGCTCCGCAACGGGGGAATGGATTCTGGATTGGACCTCTCCCGGACCAGTTGACATGGTCCCTCGAGTTCCAACCCTATTTTTGAGGGATTAATTATCAATCAGGTGATAATGGTGACGGGTATGAAAAAACTAACAGACATCATGTCTATCTACTACGCTACATTAGTGGTCGCGTTGGCATCTAACTGCCTGAGCATTCCAATATTTGTGCCTCAGGGCCTAAACATATCATGGCAACCGGTAGTCAGGCCATTTGATTATCGATGTCCCATACACGGTAATTTGCCTGACACATTCGGACTAAAATCAACAAAATTGACATTTCGATCACCCTCTGTATTTAGTACTGAAATGGTCACAGGATGGATCTGTCATGCGGCAGAGTGGAAGACCACCTGTGATTACAGATGGTATGGGCCTCAATATATCACTCATAGCATTCACCCTATCAGACCAACTATCGAGGAATGCAAAAGAAGCATACAGCAACTTGAGTCCGGGACTAGTGAGGATTTAGGCTTTCCTCCACAAAGTTGCGGATGGGCTTCAGTAACCACGGTGTCTAATCAAAATTATAAAGTAGTTACCCACCCCGTTCATCTGGAACCATACCACGGCAGATGGATAGATCATGAATTCATAGGAGGAGAGTGCAATGCTCCGGTTTGTGAGATGAAGGGTAATCATTCGATTTGGCTGACTGATCACACCTTACAAGAAGAATGCAACCAACATATAGAGGAGTTGACAGGGGTTATGTATGGGAACGTCCTCAGGGGGGACAACTTGTATGTGAATAACTTCATGATAGATCAGCATCACAGAGTCTACAAGTTTGAAGGAGCCTGTCGAATGAGATTCTGCGGGAAGGATGGAATCAAATTCCTTAGGGGCGATTGGATAGAGAAACAAGGAGAGATCGTGAAGCTGTATGAGAATATACCAAACTGTGCTGATGGAACTCTTGTGTCTGGACACCGACCCGGGGTTGATCTGATTGATACAGTATTCAATCTGGAAAATATATTGGAGTTTACGCTGTGCGAGGGAACGAAGGGGAAAATCAACAGACAAGAGACTCTGACTTCAGTCGACTTGAGTTATCTAGCGCCTCGGATAGGAGGATTCGGATCCATTTTCCGTGTCCGGAATGGGACGTTAGAGAAAGGGAGTACTGTTTACATGAGAATCGATGTAGATGGACCAGTCATCCCCGAATTAGAGGGGTTTGATCCAAGGTTGAATCGATCTAGGGTCTTCTGGGATGACTGGGAACTAGATGGAGCCATTTATCAGGGATTCAATGGGATTTACAAAGGCCAAGACCAGATGATCCATATACCATTGAATATGATTGAATCTGGATTGGTCGATGAGGAATTACAAAGGTCCTTCCAAGCAGATACAATTCCGCATCCTCATTTTTCTGATGAGGGTGTTTCAGATGAGGGCATATTCTTCGATAACACGGGAGAAAACGGCAACCCAGTGGATGCCGTAGTCGAATGGGTTAGTGGGTGGGGGACTAGTTTGAAGTTTCTTGGGATGACTTTGGTGGCGTTGATACTGTTGTTCTTATTTATTAGGATCATCATTGCAGTGATATATTGCCTGAAGAGACCGAAGAAGATTCAGGCAGAATCACATGAAATGAGATCTTTTGTCTAAAGGATTAAGAGTCTCTTATTTTGTTTTAAATACTCATTATACGATATATCTCACAATATACGTGAAACTTAATTATCATCGTATGAAAAAACTATAACAGACATCATGTTTGATTGGGAAAGCCAAGATGTCCCAACCGGTCTTCCGGATGAGGACTCTTACTTTCCTACATCGAAGCTTAATGTTGAAGAACGAATGCATTACTTGAATAACGTAGATTACAATCTCAATTCGCCACTCATATCAGATGATATAGAGTATCTCTCTCTAAAACATTTCGGACGCTCCATACCAGCATTATGGAGAGCAAAAAATTGGGAAATCCCATTGGAGATGCTCAAGGATGTGAGCAAAATCCGATCCTGGGATCAGATTCACCCTTGGATGGGGAAGTGGTTTGATTCGGGAAACAAGAGTCCGCAGGGAGAGTCATTCCTGAGAACAGTTCAAGCAGAGAGTGAGGTGACAGCAGAAATTCCAATAACTTTTTTGAAAGGTTGGATAGGGAAGGACATCAAGTACCCAGTCAAACAAGGTCATGGAGCAGTGCATACTCTCATGCAAAAAGTCTTAGATTTGCACAAACTGACCTTATTAATAAATTCAGTAGATTCAACAGAGACGAACAAACTGTGTGAATCATTCGGATTGGATCCAAAATTTTCAAGATTCAACACCCATTCCTTAGGAGTCGTGCGTTATTGCCCAGGATGGATCTTCATCGAAGATGCTTCAGTCCTCCTAGATCGGAACTTCTTGCTCATGATGAAGGACACACTGATAGGCAGGCTACAAACTCTTCTCTCAATGTTGGGGAATTATGAGATGTCGGAAGAACAAATCGACCAGCACACCGCCACTATGCTGTCTCTATATTCGTATGGAGATCAGATCATATCTAAATCCGGGAATGATGGGTACAGTAAAATAAAGTTGCTAGAACCGATCTGCAATCTGAGACTTTCTGAACTTGCCCATACCTACAGGCCGTTGGTTCCAGACTTCCCTCATTTCAAAGATCACGTCGAAACCTCAGTGAGGGACGAGGACACATCAGATAGATTGCTGTCTGCTATATTCCAGCTTGTCCAAGAGACAGATGACATCCAATTGATCCTAACTATTTACGGATCATTTAGGCATTGGGGCCACCCTTTCATCTCTTACTTTGAGGGTCTGCAAAAACTACATGACCAAGTAACACTCCCCAAACAAATTGACCGCGCATATGCTGAGGCATTGGCCAGCGATCTTGCATATACAGTATTACAGAGGAAGTTCTCAGAAGAGAAAAAATGGTACGTAGATCCAGATGGATTACCCGCACGACATCCTTTAAAAGAACACATTGAAAATGGAACATGGCCTACAGCCGCTCAAACACAAGACTTTGGAGACAGGTGGAATCAGTTGCCACTGACTAAATGCTTTGAAATACCCGATTTGTTGGATCCCTCTGTAATATATTCAGATAAGAGTCACTCAATGAACAGACGAGAGGTTTTGGATCACGTAGCAACCACACCAAATAAACCAATTCCCAGTAAAAAAGTATTGGAGACCATGCTAAATAACCCTGCTACAGATTGGCCATCCTTCCTGAAGACAGTAGATGAAAAAGGGTTGCCCCGTGACAGTCTCATCATAGGGTTAAAAGGAAAGGAGAGAGAATTGAAAATTGCCGGAAGATTTTTCTCCCTAATGTCATGGCAGTTAAGGGAGTACTTCGTCATCACAGAGTACTTGATCAAAACACACTATGTCCCGTTGTTCAAGGGACTGACGATGGCAGATGACCTTACATCCGTTGTGAAGAAGATGTTGGACAACACAAATGGACAAGGATTGGATGACTACTCCTCTATCTGTATTGCCAACCACATTGACTACGAAAAATGGAATAATCATCAGAGGAAAGAGTCTAATGGTCCAGTGTTTCGAGTAATGGGACAGTTTCTAGGGTATCCTAGACTGTTTGAAAGGACACATGAGTTCTTTGAGTCCAGCCTCATCTACTACAATGGAAGACCAGACCTGATGGATGTGAGAGGGGATTCATTGATCAACACTACAGACAAATTAGTGTGTTGGGAGGGACAAGCAGGAGGTCTGGAAGGATTGCGACAAAAAGGATGGAGCGTTTTGAACCTACTAGTCATAAACAGAGAGTCTTCCATCCGAAATACTGTGGTAAAGGTTCTTGCCCAAGGAGACAATCAGGTGATCTGCACTCAATACAAGACGAAAAACTACAAAAATGAAGAAGAGCTGAAGATGCTCTTATCTGCGATGGTAGATAATAATCAGACTATCATGGACAGCATTGTGACTGGGACAGGTAAACTTGGTCTCATCATCAATAATGATGAGACAATGCAATCGGCTGACTATTTAAATTACGGGAAGGTGCCAGTGTTCCGTGGGATTTTACGAGGATTAGAAACCAAACGATGGTCGCGGGTCACCTGCATCACGAATGATCAGATACCTACACTTGCAGGTGTGATGTCATCGGTATCAACAAATGCACTGACTGTTGCCCATTTTGCAGCCAGTCCCATAAATGCCATCCTGCAGTACCATTATTTTGCTAACTTTTGCCTGTTGATGATTGCAATGCACAACCCAGCAATCAGAAGCAGTATGTACACTCGGATGTTTAGAAAATGCCACATCATGTCCAAGGAATTCAGAGCCGTGACACTTTATCTTGACCCATCACTCGGAGGAGTGTGTGGAATCTCACTTGCACGATTCTTGATCCGAGCCTTCCCAGACCCTGTCACGGAAGGACTGTCATTTTGGAAATTGATCTACCACAACTGTCAGTCAGACTGGCTCAAGAAATTAGCCAAACGATGTGGAAATCCAAAGCTTGCAAGATTTCGGCCGGAACATATTCCCAAGATCATAGAAGATCCTGCTGCACTGAATATCTCCATGGGAATGAGTGCTTCCAATCTGTTAAAGACAGAGGTCAAAGGGCATTTGATTCGGACCGCTGACTCTATCCAAAATCAGATCATTCGAGAGGCCGCGGAGTACCTTGGGCAGGAAGAAGAATCTCTGAATGAATTCTTATGGGATATTGAACCCTTTTTCCCTCGGTTCTTGAGTGAATTTCGAAGCAGCACATTCGTGGGAGTCACAGATTCATTAATCGGACTATTTCAGAATTCCAAAACCATCAGAGGCCTTTTCCGATCTTTTTACAAGCGGGAGTTGGATAGGCTGGTGGTGAAGAGTGAACTGTCATCTCTAGAGCATCTCGGCTCATATCGGAAGGAGACACCTGATTCCATTTGGGAATGTTCGAGTTCACAGGCGGATCTGCTCCGTGAACAAAGTTGGGGACGATCAGTGATCGGAATGACAGTACCTCATCCATTAGAGATGTTCGGAATTGGACATCTCAAGGAATCAGATTGTGTGCCTTGCCAGACTTCCGGCTTGACATATATCTCCTCTTACTGCCCGAAAGGAATCAACAATTGGTATTGCACGGTGGGCTCTTTGGCTGCATATCTGGGATCCAAGACTTCGGAAACGACCTCGATACTCCAACCATGGGAAAAGGACAGCAAAGTTCCTATCATAAGAAGAGCCACGAAGTTGAGAGACAGTATTTCTTGGTTTGTACAACCTGATTCCAAATTGGCAAAGAGCATTCAACAGAATTTGAAAGCACTAACAGGAGAGGATTGGGCAGAGGATATCCAGGGATTCAAACGAACAGGTTCAGCGTTGCATAGATTCACCACATCTCGTATCAGCAATGGAGGTTTCAGTGCGCAAAGCCCAGCTAAGTTGACTAGGATCATGACAACAACAGACACTATGCGAGATCTTGGAGACCAAAATTATGACTTCATGTTCCAGGCAGGGATCCTTTACAGTCAGATGACCACAGGAGAGATGAGGGAGGGTTCCACTAATTCGACCGCTACCCATTATCACATCTCTTGCAAATCCTGCTTAAGGGAAATTCAGGAGCCCATGTTGGAGTCAAGGGTAATCTACAATCCTCCATCATCTAGCAGAATCATTCGTAGCTGGATACCAGGTACTGCGGGAATGATGGAAGAATCCAAATCAATGGTGTTGAGGGATCGTGACTGGGAACCACTTACGCGTCATGAGAAATCCTATCACATCGGAAGATGTCAAGGATTCCTATATGGAGATTTGACCTATCAGAAGACAGGAAGATCTGAGGAGAGTTCCATATTCCCCCTAAGTATCCAGTACAAGGTCGAAGGAGGTGGATTCTTAAAGGGATTTTGTGATGGAATAATACGGGCGAGTGCGGTACAAGCATTACATAGAAGAGTCTCATCAATTGTCTCGACTGCGGATGTGATTTATGGAGGAGCGTTGTATTTGACAAATCAAGTCGGAGATAGTCCTCCCTTCCAAAATCTCTGCAGGGCAGGGCCCCTGCGTGAGGAACTGGAGAGAATCCCCCACAAAATGACTAGCTCGTATCCAACATCCAACTCAGATATGGGATACTTGATCAGGAATTATTTGAAAAGATCCCTGAAACAGTTGAGTCGAGGTAGGTATGAGACAAAGGAAGGACCGCTGTGGATCTTCTCCGATGTAAGAACAAAAAAGTTCCTGGGACCATTCAGCCTCTCTTCAGACGCACTGAGATGTCTATATAAGAACAAATTGTCCAAGAAAGACAAAAATGCCGTACGGAACCTGAGTCAACTCTCAAGCAGGATGAGAACTGGTGACCTATCAGATGGAGAGGTGGGGAAAATAGAGTCTAGATTCTCCTTTACACCAGCGGAGATGAGACATGCATGCAAATTCACTATAGGGAAGTCTAAAAATCCGGTCCAGCCGTCAGAATGGAGTCAAGAAGCACACGGAAGTATCACTTCTTATCCGGTCTTCTATTCGACAAGCTCTGTCAAGAAACCTGATTGGTCTTTCAGCAGATTGCAGAACCCTACAATATCAGGGTTGAGAGTCAGTCAACAAGCCACTGGTGCTCATTACAAACTGAGGAGTATCTTGAAAGGTCTGAAGATTCATTATCAGGATGCCATAGGATGTGGAGATGGATCGGGGGGTTTATCTAGCTGCATGCTGAGAGAAAACAAGCACTGTAGAGTGATATTCAACAGTCTTCTTGAGCTGACCGGAAACACTCTCAGAGGGTCTACACCAGATCCTCCAAGTGCAATCAATGGAATTCCCCACATCAAGGATAGGTGTGTAAATCTAGAGAATGTGTGGGAACATCCGTCTGATCTTAGCCATCCAGACACATGGAAGTACTTCAAGGATTTGAAAGATCAATTTAACCTGGACATTGACTTGATTGTGATGGATATGGAAGTGCAAGACATCCAAATCAGCCGAAAAATAGAGCAGAATCTGAGAGATTCCGTCGCCTCTATACTTTCCAGACAGGGAACGGTTGTATATAAAACATACATGACCATCTTAGCAGAGAACGATCAATCCGTGTTAGAGACAGTGGGAGTGCTGTTTGAGGATGTGCAGCTCTGTCAGACCCAATACAGCAGTTCACAAACATCAGAAGTGTACTGTGTGATGAGGAGACTGAGACAAAGAGTAGATAGCCAGTTTGTTGACTGGCAAGGCCTCGTTAGGCAAGGGATAGAATCTAAAATTTACTGCAATCAACCATTGGAGAATGAATTTCAGCGAGCTCTGGGAATTTACCAGACCGATACCCTGGTAGGTGTCCCGAGGGAGTTGATACCTAATCTGGCCGTCGAACTGGAAACCCTCTTGGAAATTGGAGGACTATCAGGTGGAATTTTGGGGAAGCTAGTGTTGGACTTAGAAGAAGGGAGACTGGGATTTACCATGGGACTAATAGTGTCCTGCATCCTGATTAGTGAGGCTGCTATCAATACAACTCGATTGACAACCAAACGAGAATACCCATCTTCTGGATCCTGTCAGAGAATGGCAGTTTGTCTCATGGGAGCAGCAATCCTACTCTCAATCCAACACAAGTCCATTGAGAATCACAAAGGAGTCATGCGAATGTTGAAGACTAGTATGCCAATCAGAATCACACATAGTCCGGGCAAGGAGGGTAAACTCAAAACCAAGTGGTCAAGCGTAAGCCGAACTGGGTTGGCAAAAGATGTGAGATTAATGTCGAATATGGCAGGAGTGGGAGCATGGATTCGAGTTTGGTCACGAATGAAGACTTTCGAAAGAAAATGGGAAGCCAGAGAAGCAGATCACTGGCTGAAGCTCCACAATCAAAGATTGTCAATTGCCAGTGCCGGTAGAAACACAGGAGTAATAACAGTTCTGCATGGGACAGGAGATCGGTTGGACAGATCAGTACCAACCATCTCTTCAGCTCCTAGAGATTCTGGGTCATGGGTAGAATGAGAGGAGGAATAGGAGTATGAAAAAAACTGGCTTTGTAGTCTTCGT